GCATTAACATCTAATTGTTTTTCTGCAAGCTTTTGTTGTAAGCGTTGCATTAGAATTTTTTTATCTAATTTTTCTTCCTCTGATGTATGAAGTTCATCGACAACTTTTGAAATAGTAGCTAAGGCTCCACCTTTTCCACCACCAAGTAAGCCACCGAGTAGATTAAGCACTATGCTGCTCCACCTGTCATCCAGCTAAGTATCCAGATAACAATGATCGCTACTATAGCGGCCTTAATCCAGTCCTTCATTTTCCACTCTGACCACTCTTTAATATGTGACCATAGATCTTTTAGTAAGTTCATAGAACCTCCTTTGTTAAAGTAGCGAAGTATACTATTTTACGCCTTTGAAAGCTACTTTTTTAATTTGCATTCTACTTGTTTGTCCTTGAGGTCCGCTTCCTTTGTTATCTTTAACAACAAAAGCAGGAAAAACTTGTTCCGCTGTTGAAGCTACTTTAGTATTTGGAAAGGGGTTTTTCTGAGGGACTTTGGTCATTTTTGCATTTTTAAATTTCATATTATCCTCTCTTTTTAGCCTTAGCTATACCACCTTTTTTCATAAAGCCCATTTTATTACGAACGGGTGTAGGTAGTTTTTTAAGTCCTTTATTAGATTTAGGTACTGGTTTTAATCTTTTTTTCATCAATGATACGTTACATTATTTTTTTCAATTAAAAAAGATTTATTTATCATATCAAATAATATTTCTGCTTGATCTGCTGGCATTTCCTCATGAAGCAGTATTTTAGAAACATTTATCAAAGAAGTTGCAAATTCAACAGCATCTAGTTTTTCAGTATCTATGCGGTCACGAACACTTCTATAGATATCGTAAGCATTGTTTTTAGGAGCGTCTTGCGGCATTCATTTTCTCCAAAGTTACAGCGGCTCTAAGTTGAGCGATATCCTCAGTAGAGTCAATCTTTTCATCCTGTAGCTTTTCTTTTTGTTTTACTTTTAATAAATCTAAAGCCATCTGATTTTCATCTGATTTTTCTTTTCGTCTTATCTCTGCTGCTTGAAGATCTAATTCTTTTTTGCGCAATTCAACAAGACTGTCTTCACCCATACCTTCCATCATTTCTTGTTCTTCGGCAACCATGTTATTTGTCATCTCAGCAATTTGTTTTGCAATAGCAGCTTCCATCTGCATCTGCATCTGTTGCTGTGCTTGAGGATCTTGTTGCATCTGTTGCATCTGAGGAGCCATTTGTTCCATCACTGCTTGTCTTGCCATTAATGAAATATGTTCAGAAATATGAGCTTGTAAAATACTCATTACAGGTAAATTACTTTTAACTAACATGCTTGACATGAAAGCACGATGAGCATCAATATGAGCTTGATGATCTTGACCCTCGAATGCTTTGAGAGGTTTTCCTAACAATGAAATAGAATTCTCGAGTCCTGGATCTGTTGGTTGTGGTTGAGGCGGGGGAGGAAGAAGCGCCTCAATATTATCCACTCCCAATGCAAGATACATACGGCGGTACGCTTCTTGCAAATTATGCTGCTCAGGATTACTCTGAGCTAGTTGTAACTGTAACTGTGCCATTGCCACTCTTTGTGACATAGAAAACATATTTGGATCAGACACAGGAACGACATCTATCCTGTCGTCAAAATCTGTTTGTTTAACTGTCTGGTTTCCACCAACAACTTGATAAGGATATTCAGGTGGCAGGCTTGTACCAAAAACTTTTGCTAATAATTTAAATTCTATTTTTTGTGCGTAATGTAATCTCTTATGGATAGCGCTCATAACTTTTGCGCCTTGTTCCATCATTGCTAAGGTTGTACCAACTGGAGCATTGGTATTTGTTTCTGCAATCTTCATGTCAGCCACGGCAGCGAAACGCTTACCCGCGTCTACACAAAAACCTAAGAGCTGGAATAATACTTGGTCGGGTCCTTTATAAGGTAAAGGTAATAGTCCTTGGCGCAAGTCTCCACCCGGTGCATCCACGTCTCTAAATTCTCCTGGCTGTAAAGGACTGTCGTCATCTCTGATACGTAATCCTCTTGCCTTAAAGCCTGCTGGCAAGTTTGATAATGTTCCCGCATCAATAAGTTGACGGAGCGTGGCAGTAGCCGTTCGTGAGAGGCCCCCCAACATATGGATAAGACCAAAACCATAAAAGCCAAGACCAGGAAGGAACTTGTAGTGAACGAAATATTGTATTTTCTTTTTAAGAGGGTCATCCTCTTTGTAGTTTCTGTAGATTGATAATACTTTTCCTGAGCCTTCATCGATTGTAACAACGTATGGCAGCTCTATACCTGTTTCTTCCCCAGTTTTCGCGTCTTTATCTTCGAACCCTGGTATGTCCAAATTGCAATGTATTTCATACAAAGTATATGCATTATCTGCATAATCTGTCTTTTCTACACCCTCTATCCTGTCATATTTTGCCTGAATTTTGCTCTCTTCGTCACTCTCTTCTACCTCAATATCCCTATAAAACCCTGCATTTTGTAGTTTTCTAAGCTCATTTCGGTTCATTTTAACAATTTGACCTACTCTTTCCGCTGTTTCTAGGTCTGTTGCCATGTAATTAACGACTAAATCCTCACTTGGAACAAATTTTGACACACATTGTGCCTTACCACCGTCATAATACACCTTTTTAAAAGCAGATCCTGCTAAAGGTAGGTGAAATAACAACTGATCCATGTCTGGAGTGTAGTCTTCCATGACTGTAGTGATCTGATAATTCATAAAATCTTGTACTCTGTCTGCTTGCGCGATAACTTCTGGTGTTTCTACCCCTAAAATTGACGTTTTTACTGGTCCTGATGGAGGTAATAATTCTTTAAACGCTTGCGCTTGAAATTGTGTGACAGATTCCGCTAATAATGGGTGTGTTACACCGCTTGCGCCTTGAAAAGGCTGTGATCTTTCATCATATTTAAAGCCTAAAAGGTCTAATCCCTTTGTATAAGCGTCTTCCCACTCGGACCGTGAATCGCGGTCCATCTTAAAATCACCAACTAAGTCGGTAGATATAGAATTTAAATCGTCATCTGAGAGAATGTCTGCCAAGTTTTCGTAAAAATCTCCTGTTGATCCTGCCTTATTTGGGTCAAAATCAATAGTAGCGCCGCCGTCTTCTTCTTGAATAATATCGATGTCTGGGTCTTGTCTAGCCTGCTCAATGAAAACTTCTGTGTCCGCGTCGCGCGGTCCATCAATTTCTCTAAAGTTTGGTATTGGTTGTATCTTTTTATCAACGGCCATTATGTAATCCTTGTTTTAGTTCGTTTACCTTTTTTCATTCTTTTAAATCCACGAGGCGTGATTAATCCACCACGTTTCCCTTTTCGCGGTTCAACGAGCGTTGGATTAATACTAAATAATTCTGATTCAATTTCTATAATTTTATCATCATCATCTCCTGAAATAGCATCGCTCAATAAATCTAAAAGTTGAGCTACTCTTGATGATCCTTTTTCTGCCATGTGGCCTCCTAATAATAATTTCGTTGCATTCCTATTGCTAATTGCTCCGGTTCATAATCTTCTGGGTGCACCACAAAATTACCTTGGCGGAACCTTAACATAGCTTGGGTCATGCTGTCTACTAAATCATCATGTTCCCCAAATGGAAAAGCCGCACACTCCTCCACCATCTCTTCTGCCCATCTTTCATCTGGACGCCATACCATGCCAGCTTCAAATAAAGGTGCAACAGAATTGACTCTAACGTGTTTATCATTTCCTTTGCTCGGTGTAAAGTTAACAACAGGAATTCCCATTGCACGTAGCTCATCTGTTAGTGGCATACCACTTGCTTTTGCTTCAATCAATACAGTTTCAGGGTCCCAATATTTATATTCTTCCATCGCTGTTTTTTTTAATTCAGGAAAATCCCATCTGCCTTTTTTACAATCCATTAGTATTGCACTAGGCTTATAAGAATTTTTTGGATAAAATATTCCCCAGGTTGATATTGCTGAAAAGTCGGCGGTCTCTTTTTTGCTGTAGGCGGTATCATAACTTTGTATGATGTGTACCATTTCAGGCGGGTCCTCTTCTTCCCAAATCTTCCACCACTCTCTTTTAATAATGGAACCTTCTTCTGAAACAGGATTTTGTTGCCACTGTGCTTGCCATTTCTGCTCTGTCAAAGAAGCCTTAACACTTTCCAATTCTTCTAATTTCCAATACTGTGGCCAGATTGGCTCATTGCTTGGTAAAATAGCAGGAAACTCTACAACTTCCCATTGATCTGCTTTTGGTTCTGTTTGTGCTTTCATCAACTGACCAGTCAAATCTTTCGTAGACCAACGTGTCATAACAATAAGAATTCTACCTCCTGGCTGTAAACGTTGTCTAGGACCAGAGGTATACCACTCATACGCACTATCCATTGCTGTCTCGGACAGGGCATCTTGTTCCGAATGAGGATCATCAATAATCAAGAGATCCGCACCACGGCCCGTGATTGCACCACCAACACCCGCAGCAAAATATTCTCCACCATAGTTTGTTTCCCAACGTCCCGCTGCTTTACTGTCTGCACTTAAGTTTACATTTTCAAAAACATTTTTATATTCTCCAGTTCCCATTAAGTTTCTAACCTTACGACCGAACCGGTAAGCGAGTTCCGCGGTGTGTGTTGTTTGTATAATTTTTAATTTAGGATTCATTCCCATCATGAAAGCAGGAAACAAGAATGATGCAAACTCTGACTTTGTATGTCTTGGTGGCATATTTACAATTAATCTTTTTATTTTACCGTCCGCTAGTTCTTGAAGCTTGGCGGCCGTTTTTGAGTGGTGGGGGCCTTTGACAAAATCTGGCCACATTACCCTAACAAAATTTAAAAAGTTATCTTGAGCTGCTGCTTGTAATTTTAATTCCTGTTCACGGAGCAACAGCTTTAATTCTTCAGCTGATGGTTTATTCATTCCGTAACATTATCATACTCTCTGTATTTGTAAAACAGACTATAGGACTGTCGCCACAAAACTACGGGGCCTAAAAAGGGGGGCGGGGGGTCTTAAAAAAACATTTCGGATTTTGGGAATAGGCTGGGACTCAAAAGGGAGAAGGCAAGAGGAGGAAGAGAGCTGACCTATCCTCCCTGCTCTTTTCTTTTCACGTGAAAAGGATAGGGCAACGGATAAGATACGAAAATTATTTAAAAAAAGATTTAACAAGAGGGTTCAATCCCACGTATACATATTGCAAGTATGCAACTCCTGTGAGCTAGTCAGTTATTTCATTCTGGCTAGCTCTAAAAACTTATCCACATTATTCGTAATAAAAGATAAATGAACTATATAAAAGATAATCTTTTACATGTACTGGTATAATTATATTCAAGCTTGGTTGGGCAAATGGTCTGACAACCTCGACACTCCGAAACAACAGTAGGGGACGAGGATACAGATCTACCAAGGTTGAATACAACAACCGATTGAAAGGTACTCAGATGAGCGAAAGCAATAATCTAGATATCGATCAGGTACTCAATAAGCTTGCTGAGCTACTGGCTCAGAAGCTTGAAGAGAGGAAGAGCGACACTGCTTCTCTTCTCGATAGGGTAACTGACTTAGAGGATCGCATTGACGATTTCTCTGAGGACGATATCCGTGATTGGATTAGCGATGCGATTAACAACGCTACGATCACGATTGAGTCGTAATTCTATCAAGAGGGGCGAGATGAGCTCGCCCCTTAAACTCTTTAAGGAGTTCAATATGAAATACAAAGAACTTGTATTAGAAGCCCTTAAAAAGAATTTCAAGGATTTATCTGATAGCGGTCACGCTATCGAGGACAAAGATTATTATGTTAATGATCTTGGTCTTCCAGAAGGATATGTTGATGAGTTCGTTACTCGTCATCATTCTTCTAAGGATAACCCTAAGGGGATGATTTTTAACGCACAGGGCGAAAGGTTAGAATACCTTGACGGTGTTTATAACCTACAAATCCTTAAGCATATGGCTTGGATGTTAAACCCAAATAGTAAAGAGTACGAAGACGGTCTAAGCTCTTTGGGTCGCGGCTTCGAAGCTAGGCATTACCATAAGGCTATTGCCAAGGCTTTGGGTTAATCTTTTACAAGGGGCCAGATAAGCTGGCCCCTTAAATCATTGATAAAGGAAATCATTATGAAAAATAATGACGAACAAGCTACTTACAAACAGCTTGGTTATATCAATACAGCGTTAAGAAATCTGGAGGTCAAAGGGCTTCTAGATAGACTTGGCACTCGAAGAGATATTTATTCTCTTCCAATGTCCAAGAGAGACGCAAGGCTCATTATCGAAGATATCAAAGATAACTTTGAGAATGACGAAATCTTTACCGACATAAACTAATACCTGTCGGTTGGGTAGGGGGGGCGTTATTACGCCCCTTCATTACTTAACTAGAAAGGAAACGACTATGACTAAACTAGAGAAGGTGCAAGCGGAAAAAGAGCAAGCACTGATTTTATTAACGCAAGTTGTTGAAACTTACACCTTGCGCGATAAAGGCAAAATTCAAGGCGCATATGTGTACAGCCGTGAATTACTAGACGAAAGAATTAATAAATTTTTTGAAAGGCTAGGTTTTAAAAATGTGGAATGAAAAAACACAAGCAATATTAATTATTCTTATCGGAGTATTCTGTATCGTGATGACGATACCGACATTTTTCTTATGATGACATACTTTGATATAAAAATAAAAACATGGGACGCAAACGAGCGTCCCATGAAAAAGCTATCCAAAGATGATATAGAAATGATTGTGTATCGAGTTAGAGAAGACTTAGCGGAAGGCGGGTCAATGGATACTCAAGGCGAAACGCATTTATTAACTTTCGATAATGGTGGCTTAACATCTAAATAGAGTAGGGGGGCTTATGCCCCCTTGCTACTATCATTTTTTATTACTATCACGCTTTGTATCCGTTTTGTTTACGTTTAGCGTTTCAAAGAGTTTAACGCTTCATTCCAACCTTTAGTATACGCTTCATCCCAGCCTTCATAATCGTGCTGCTCGTCCAGGGCTCTATTATACGCCCTGATTAAATGAATCAAATGCATATCTAATAAGTTTATTTCCTTTTCCTTACTTCTCGATTTGTGTAAGTTTAGCGCCTGATCGTGCATATCACAAGGTATACCGCGCTGCTCGCTTTCAGGTTTGCCTAGATTATCCAGGGTATTTTCAACTTTTAATAATTCTCTTAATATCATATTTTTTCTTTGTTAACGTTTAGCGCGCCCCGCTTACCGGGGCCCGCTTCATAATTTATAAATCTTCTAGCATTCCTTCATAAATGTCCTGAGCATATCTATGCTCAACATAAAAGCAACGCTCATCAACTATTGACCTGGACCAATCATCAAACACAACGTTTTTTTGCCACCAGTCCAGGGCCGCCTCTGTATGCAATTTGAATTCAACTATTGAACCCTTGCTGCTTATGGCTGCATGATTTTTTAACATTTTTTTATTCCTTTCTACTTGATTAATATATAAAAGACTATAAAGGATAATAAAACATTTAACAATAAGAAAGTGAAAAAAATGTACACAATAAAAAAAGCTAAACAATTGACCGGCGGCGGAATTAGTAACTCTAACCGTAAAATGCCGGGTCACACTTACGGCCTGAGCGCGCTTGATTGTAAGACCGGGGAAAAGCTGCGGGGCGTTCCTGGTTCAGTGTGTTTTTTATGCTATGCAATGAAAGCTAATTATTTTTATCCAAGCGTAAAGACTGCACATGAAAGAAGGCTCAAGTCTATTAATAATAAAACCTGGACCGCGGCTATGATTCAATTAATTACGCATTATGAAAAAAATTATTTTAGATGGCATGATAGCGGGGATATACAAACAATAGAGCACTTAGGCAAGATCTGCGCCGTAGCTGCAGGGACGCCCCATATTAAACACTGGCTGCCAACACGTGAAGCAAAAATATTAAAAGATTATAAAGAAGCGGGCGGGGTGATCCCTGCAAACCTGGTTATACGCTTGAGCGCGACTATGGTAAACGGGGTCCCGTCTAAAATTCATGATCATTCGTCAACGGTTCATACCGCCGGCGTTAAACCAATTGGTGAAGCTTGCAACGCGCAAAATCAGGGCGGCCAATGCCTGGACTGCCGCGCATGTTGGAACCCTGCAATTAAAAATATTTCTTATGAAGCGCATTAAAATATTATTTGAATTCTGTATAATTATAATCTTAATCTACTGGCTAATACTCAAACCGATATTTTGGATCATCGACAAACTTCAAGAGGGCGCCTAAGCGCTCATCAAAAAAAAGCTTTCTGAAAAATAAAGTGTGTACGTTTTGTGTACGTTTAGCGTTCCGCTAACCTACTATCACGTTCTCTTGTGTGCGTTTTGTCAACCGAGAGGCGAGGGTCACCCTCCTCCGATTTGGGTACGTTTTGTGTGCGTTTAGTCAACGTTTCGTGAACCAGTTGCCAGTCAAATGGTTTATCAAACACGGCTATCGGTTCGGTTTTCGGTACGTTTTGCGCGAGTTCCCTACCCTTGTCCCCTCCATAGATTTTTATGGTACTCTGTTCGAGGGTCGTGGCTATGATAAAACATTTTCCACCCTTCAAATGGTGCTGTAAATTCCACGCAATCTGATGAGGCGTAATCTTTAATTTATTACTATAAATTACCTTTAATTCAGCCGTAAAGAACCCACAGGAGGGGAAACAACCAACAAGGTCTGGAAACCCCTGTATTGTGCGAGTTTCTATTCTTGTCCAAGATATTTTAGACAAATTCTTTTTTAATAATTGCCAAAACTTAGCCTCTGGTTTGCGTAACATTTCTAAGGGCTAACAGTAACCTAAAAAAGATTAAATTAAATAAAAGATTTTCTTTGATAATCTGTTAATTCATGATAAAGGTTTTTTTAGAAAGCCAATTAGTAGGACTATACTGGCGGGACTTGGGAGTGGCACCCTAGGTATCCCCTCCACCTAGGTGGATGTGACAGGGGACTGTGATGAGCAGACGAGAGTGACTTTATAGGACTGGTTTCGAAAAGCTTTCAATGATTTATATACTGTGAAAGTGGATAAAACCGCCACCGACTAGCGTTCCGATAAGTGCTTTAAAAAGGGAGGTCAGTATATAATTTATTCTAGGCGAGGATGAATAGTAGTAGGCATAAATATAACAGGTTTCTTAGTAACTGGTCATTGTTGAAATCAAGACGTTAAAAAAGGAAGGCTTACTAAGTGCTACTATAGGTAGCTTAGAATAAGAAATGAAGTTCACAATGACTTAAAGCGCTAATGTGTCTTCATAGGGTAGCATGGTCGCCCGAAGTATACCATGACGTGGGGCTGATAACTCGGTACAGTTTAGAAGTATACGCCAAAGTGTCAGCCCAAGGTATCTGAGGAGCCTTACACTCTCAGCTAGTAGCCGAGCTAGTTCCCTTCGGCAATTAACTTAACCAAAATAGAAAGAAGGATAATATGACATTTAAAATAGGAGACATGGTCGAAGTCAAATCGATTGAAGAATGGGGCTTTGTCCACGATAGAGAAATTGGTAAAGGTAAAAGAAACCTTTATCTAATAGATGAAATTCAAGGAGAAGGTTTTTCTTGGTTTCGTCAAGATGACTTAAAACTAATCAACAGAAAAAAGGAGGACTAAATGGGAGATAGAGTAAGTATACAGTTTAAAGATAGTGACGGAGATAAGTCACCAGTCTTGTTTCATCATTGGGGGGGAATGTACCTCCCCAAATTTGCATCAAATTGGATGAGGGCATTTAAAAAAAAATTAAGTATTGAAGATAATGTAAGTGACCCTTTAACTAGATTAGAGGCAAGATCAGTTGCTGTTCAATTTATTGCAGACCTAAGAAATCATGAATTTTTTCATGAGTGCATGGGTTTTGAAAAAGATGAGGAGGGTAAATCAATTTATCAAAAACCAATTCATTCTGGTGAGTTTGTTTCACATAGTGTTTATCTAGGTGCAGATGAAAACGAAGGAGACAACTCTGATAATGGTCATTTTGTTATTGATACAGATACAGGAGACTTTGTAATATAATTATAGAGGAGGGCAATTAAGCCCTCCTTTTTTTTAAAGGAGAATAATATGCCAGTACAACATACATATTGGGAATGGGAAGAGGCATTCGATAAATTTGGATTTGGAGACGGAGATGAGTGGAACGGCACGCATTTAGTTGAAGAATTTCTTCACGGCATAGGCTGTAAGGAAGTTGAGTGTGACTCTTGGGGAATACATAATTATATGATTTTCCGAATAGTAGATAAAGACGGCAAGGAATATGAGTTTGATGGTTACGAAGAACCTCAAAACATTTTGCCGAAACACATAGTTGAAAAACTAAACAAGGAGTTTTGATATGAAAAAAATAATTAGATACATCCTGTGTAAGTTTGGTGTGATTAAACCACAGCCAAGTTTAATATGGAGAAATATCCTAGACAATGAGCATATAGGTGTCATTGGTTATGGGTACAGTAGAAAAGATGTAATCAAAGCAGAAGATAAATGGAGGAGGTAACATGGCTAGATTTATTTTAGATGTTGAAACTGAATACGATAAAAATAATAATGTTTTAACTGATATTAAAAAAGGTTGTGAAATATTCGCTGACGAATACTTGTCACAAAAATTTAATGGTGGGGCTGTGAGCATAACCTGTATTGATAAACACAACACAGGGCAGTTTCATGAAGAAAATCGTTTTAATAAACTAACTTCAAAACAAATAAGAAACTTTAATAGGAGGGGAGATGACGATTGATATAGGTCATAACTGCATTGGGTGTCATGAGGACACCCAGTTCGGTAGTGGGAGGTTTGTTAATAGAATTCCTGCGGAAAATGATGAGTATAATGGTTATTTATGTGTTGATTGCCAGTCAGATAATTGTGATGAGTGTGATACACTAACACATGAATATCACCATGATGATGACGGCAATTTTTTATGTGATGATTGCTATGTAAACAAAGTTAAAATGGGTCTAACAAGTGACCCTTACGATATATTGGAGGATGAATGAGTAATACAGAATTAGCTTATGAAATTAGAAAAGCGTTAATAAAGAATGGCTATGTAAGATATGACCACGAACAAAATAAAATTCTTGAATGGTTAATTTTAGATGTTTTAGAGGAGGTAAGATGAGAGATAATCCAGATGATCTAGCTAATCAAAAGCTAGAAAAAATAAGAAAGTGGTGTTTAATCAATGCAAGGTATGATTGGGATAGTGCAGATGCTCGTGAAGAGTTCCAAGCTATTGTTAATCTAATTGATGAGGAAGAGGGCGATTAGCCCTCTTTTTTTTGCTCTATTTCTTTTACTTCTGTAAAGTCAGCGTCAATAATATCTCCGTACAGTTTGCGTATATCTTTTAATCTAGACTGTACTTGGTCTAAGCTCATTGAATCAATAGAATTAACCACATGAATGTTTTGTGCATGATTGTAAAATCCTGCTGCTTGACCTCGATTCTTTTCAGCTTGAACGGCTGCACTCCAAGCATTTTTTTCTTCTGCTTTTCTGGACAGTTCATCTAATCTACTGACGTGCCTGTCATAAGTAACGGCAGTTTTGTGTTGCATTTCTTTTTTCATCTCATCGATGTATCTAACAACCTCAGGATGTTTCTGAGGATTTAATAATTCAGATGCTGTTACAGTTGCTCTGCTTTCCCCGTATCCTGCACGTTTTGCCGCCTCTGTGGCTGTAATTTGTCCATCGTTTGAAACGTATTCATTAACAAATCTAAGTTGTTTTAACGTTAAGCGTTTAGTCATACGCCTATATATAGAAGATATCAAAAGTTAATTCTATTAAAAAATTTAGTAACTCCTGAGAGAACTAAAACGTACTATGAAGGTACTAAGTAAATCATTGTATTATAAAGATTAATTAGTCAAAGTACGTTAGTACGTTGAGTTTCAGAGTTGAAGGATAAAAATTGTACTACTAACTTTTAATTTCTTCTATATGTGTTACTATACACCATGCGAAATTATAAAAAAGAGTACAAAAACTACCATTCCAAGCCAAGTGAACGTAAAAGAAGGTCCTCCAGAAACAAGGCCCGTAGAAAATTAGGCGATAAAAAAGGTTATGACGTTTCGCACCGTGATTCGAATCCCATGAACAATAAAAAAAGTAATCTCAAACATTCCAAGCCATCCAAGAACCGTTCATTCAAAAGAACGAAAAAAGCAAGAGAGGCTTAGTCTAAGAAAAACTTAGGATCTTCCGTTACTGGTGCTAAAATTTTTCGGAGAGCTTCAAACCCTTGACCGCGAACCGTGTTCCATTCCTCACGAGTATAGGTCCTATCATAATGAGGATTCCAAAACGTCACCGTAATCATGCCACATTTTGTGCATTCATGTATCCTTTTTACAGGACTATTAGGCAGTATCATGACTACCTCCTTTTCGGTGCAATATTATATGATGTTTTAAAAGATATGTAAAGCCCCGCAACTGAACAAATGCGGGGCACAGGAGCGGAAAGTTAGTGATTTAACGGGCCAAATATATGAATATTGGGAGTCGAACCGCCCGAACCACTTACGCCTTCACCTCACGATTAAGCCAGACACTTTCCATTGCCTGTAAAGGTAGGTTCTATCCCGACTCTAAAAGGGTGGTTCACCCTTAAACTCTATAACTGGTTTACTCATCCGAAATCGTGTAGTTTTTGAAACATTCTGGGTCAAGCGGTGGTCCGTAGTAGTATGCAACGGCATCGTTCTCACCTTCGGTCCATGTTTGGTGGTAGTAATTATCTTCATTGATTTCCCCTTGTGAGTGACAAACCTTACACTGCTCAATTGATTGCTCTGCTTCAAATGATAACCTGACATATCCATTTCCTTTGCAGTTGTGACATATCATTACCAACTCTTTTGATGCGTGTCGTAATACTTTGTAATCTTTTCATGTCTTCTCCTTTTTGGTTTTGGATCCTTAACAGCTTGATGACCTTGTTTTAATCTACGTCTATAAACAGCTCCTAGTACAGAATTCTTACTACGGCCAAAGATAGTGCCTATCTGCGAGTAAGAATATTTTTCTTTTAGTTTTTCAATTAAGTCTAATTCTCTGTCTGTATATTTTTTTTCAATTCCACTTCTCATTCGTACCTCCTTATTATAATTCTATGCAGTCTTTCCCATTGTAATCTAGTGGCTACTTCTCGACCGTTCCGTGGTTCGCGAAGCGCCTTCAATGATGCTTTTAACTTGCGTAATTTCTTTTCACATTTAGTCATCTTTCTATTCTCCCAGTTTAATTAACACACGGCGTAACCATGAGTCTTCTTGTTTTATCTCATAATACAACCAAATACAATAATCATCATCCCCTGGACATGTTCGCATGAAACTCCAGAACGGGGAAAAGTAAATTAACATCCCCGTAATGATAATCATCGCAAGCCATTTATTCACGGCGTTTAACGATTTCCCCTGCAATCGCAGAGTACGCCGCCAAATCAACATAGCTATCATGTTTCGTTGCATGCATACTTCTTGCGATCTTTACCAAGCCCATCATAATAGCAACCTGATCAGGGCGAACAGGCGTCTCGAGATACGTGGACCATAAATCAGCAATGCGGGTGTGGTTAACAAGTTTATCACCGTAGTCTTCATGACGATCGCCCGCGACTAATTCTTTTGCTTCTAATAATATGTCTTCACAAATCACTGAAGCCTCGCTCTCTCTTCTTGCGTTCGCATTCTTTTTTCATAATACCCACGCAGTTTCAACATTTCTATTTCATCTTCTCTACCTTGCCACCAACGACCTAGATAAAAAACGATACCCCAAGAAATACCGATAGTTAATAAGTGCCAAAAATCAAACATCATGCGGACCCCTCTGGTTTGGATATAGCGAGGTAATGTTCCTCGCCTATCTCGTTTCCTAAATCCCATTGAACGCGTACCCAAACATCAATGTTATCACCACCATGTTTATCAACGAATTCTTGAGACGTCATTTCTGCAGCATCTTGCTCCATATCCATAAGCCAGTTTTTTACACTACCCATTTTTCTTCTCCTTATGTTTATTTACTAACCATACAATCTGATTACTGATGGAACGTAAATCTTTATCTGCTAACTTCTTAAGATCTTTCCACGTATTAAGTGGAACTGTTACAGACTTATATTTATCCGTGTTCATAATTTTCCTTTCTGGCCAAAAGACCGTGTGTTTATAAAAAGTAACTAATCTATCTTCCATAGCTTTCTCCTTAATATAAAAGACAATATAAGAATTTAATTTATTAAGTCAACCATTCCTTTAATTCTTCGCCTAAAACTTTTGCGGCAATGTCTATTTTATTACGAAGACTCTTAACAATCTTTTCATCGACAGTCTTCTCTGTCATTAAATCAATGTAAGTAACGCTCTTGGTCTGACCAATACGATGCGCTCTATCTTCTGATTGAATTCTTTTTTCTAAATCGTAGTTGTTAGAGTAATAAACAACAGTGCTTGCGGCAGTCAACGTCAAGCCGTAGCCGGCAGTCTGTTGATTACCTACAAAAAATCGCAAGGAATTGTCTGGATCCTGAAAGCGCTTGACAATCTCTTGCCTTTCCTTATCTGGTGTGTCACCAAAATAAGTTGATACACTATCGACCCCGTATTCCTTTTCTATCTCCTGTCTGATGTTACGAATATCTTGTCGATAGTTAGCCCATATAATAACTTTTCCATCTGTTTCAGCAAGTATATTCATTAATTCTTTTATACGATTATTTTTAAATGTCTGGATTTCTCCGTCTTCTCCTGTAAGATGTCCGCAACTAATTTGATGTAGTCGTAATAATTGTGTCATTACAGTAGGCGCCGTAACCAAACCACCCTTCTCAAGTTCTGCTAAAGCAAACTCTTTCATTGTTGAATACGCTTTCTTTTGTTCATCTGATAATTCAACAACTCTCTTCGTATAAACTTTAGGTGGTAGATCTAAACAATCTTCTTTCAATACTCTATAGGAATAAGGTTCTAACAATCCACTGAGCTCGCCCAAGTTTCGGTAACCAACAACTTTATTAAAGACGTGCGTACCAACATTTGTTTTTACTTGAATGCAGTATCTACTTTTAAAACTATAGTAAGAAGAAAATCCTAAGATCGCCGGATCAAGAAATTCACATTGTGAAAATAAATCAATTGGATCTTTTGTAACAGGAGACCCTGTTAGAATTCTTTTAAACTTCGCAAGTGTACCAAGCTTTAAAATATTTTTTGTTTGTTGTGCTTTTGGATTTTTTATCGTGGTGCTTTCATCTACCGCCATCAATGCACGATGACCATTTAGAAAGCGTTCCGCGAACCGTGCACCTTTAGTCGTACGAAGCGCTTCAACATTCATTAATAATATGTCGAGCGTTAGATCCTTCGGGTCCTTTATAATACTCTCTAACAATTCTTTCTCTGTCTTATTAGGAGTAGGTGTCCATGATACAACATAAGGTTCAACGTGATCGGGCAAATGATTAGGTATCTCTTGTTTCTCCCAGTTACGATACACACCCTTCGGTGCAATAATAAGAGCACCATTAATATGACCTTGATCATACAACATAGACATATTATCAATGAGAACTTTCGACTTACCTGTCCCCATTTCCATGAATAAACCATAGGATTCTTTCTCCCATGACTTTTCTAATGCAGTTTTTTGATGTGCATACGGCACAGTTTTAAATGGATAATCCATAGTTTTCTCCTCTAGTTAGTAATTTTTCTTTCTAAGTATGCATTTAATGCTTGATTTATTTTTTTGCAAGGACTAAATGGAGAAGGAGAAAGCTTATGACAGTTTATGTAGTACAAGAAAAACCAGGAGTAGATATGACAGATGCTCTTCGCTTTGGTAATTTCCAAGAGTTATTGCCAAGAAAAGATCAATTAATCATTAGTGCTAAGCCTGTTCTTTTTTCGCTTAAAAAAAAGTTAGAGAACTTTTCTGACAATGACTATATATTATGTCTAGGTGATCCATCCATCATTGCTGTGGTAGCATCGGTGGCGTCTAAAATGAATAGAGGAAAATATAAACTCTTGAAGTGGGACCGCATAGTAAAAAAATATTATCCCGTGGAGATAGACATCAACTAAATAAATATAGGAGAAAGCTATATGTCATTATTTGAAGAAACTAAAAAAAATATCGATGACTTTAAACAGTCAGGCGATGATCGATTACGAACTTTAGGAGAGCGTTGTGAAGACCTTGAAGAAGTACGTGAAGATATAAAGACAGCGAAAGCAAAACTAAAAGCTTTGGAAGAAGATCAATTCAAATTAGAAAATGAATCTATTCCAACATTGCTAGAGGAATTGAATATGAAGTCTGTCACACTTACAACAGGAACAAAAGTTTCTGTAGAAGAAGTGTATAAGGCACATATAAGTGAAGACAATAAACCCGATGCGTTTGCATGGTTAAGAGAAAATGGGTTTGACGATATAATTAAAAATGATATTGTCGTGACCTTTGGAAGAGGAGAAGAAGACAACGCTACTGATTTGTATCAGAGATTGCGCGATGAAGGGCAAGCTCCAATACAGAAGAGCGGTGTTCATGCCTCTACCTTAAAAGCTTTTGTTAAGGAGCAAATACAAAAAGGTGTTGATTTGCCCCAAGACAAATTTGGTGTCTATGTAACCAACAAAGTGAAAATTACATAGTGAAACTTGAAAACTGAAAGAGGAAATTATGGCGAAGAATGCTATGACGACTAAGAAAGAAACAAAAGAGGTAGCACAGGTTATCCCTTTTGAAAACTTTGGATCAATGGGTTTTGATACTATTGATACACAAGACTACGCTACACCAAGGCTTAAAGCTTTGATGGCATTATCTCCAGAGGTACAGGATGAGACTGTTCCTGGAGCAAAGGCTGGCATGATATACAACAGCGTGACAGAAGAATTGTACAGTGGTGAAACTGGCATTCGTGTTATCCCTTGTGGCTTCGCAAGAGAATACGTTGAATGGTCTAACATCGGTACAGGATCTAATGCACCTGTTAATGTCTATCCCGCAACTTCAGATATTCTCTCACAAACAACGAGAGACAATATGAATAAAGATAGACTGGAGAATGGTAATTACATTGAAACATGTGCTAATCATTTTCTCTATGTTCTAAATGACAACGAGGCATCTTCAGGAATGTTAGGTGCACCTTGTGTTATCACACTCAAATCAACAGGGTATAAACGAAGTAAGAAATTTAATTCTCTTATTCGTTCCGTGATCCCTTCTGCGTGGCCAATGTTTTCTGGTATCTTTAAAGTTACCACAACAAAACAGAAAAACGACAAAGGAACATGGCACTCTTTTGATTTTGCTTTCGATCGATTACTCGATCAAGGTAATGAAAAGGACATTGCAATCTTTAATTCTGCGAAAACTTTTGCTGAAACCGTTTCTAAGGGTGAGGCTAAAGTATCACAGGAAAGAGGAGAAGGCAATGCGACTACGACGGAAGAAGCTGTTCCGTTTTAGGTAGCGAAGAGGGGGCTCCTTTCCGAGCGGGGCCCTCTTTTATTTTTAAAGGGTGTTATGAACGTAGAAAAATTTATAGAAATATTTTCAGGATTAGAAAGAGCCTATGGTTCTTATGAGCCTGATGGAAATGTAAGATCGGATGGTAAAAAAGGTGGTAAAGCTTTTATTAACAAGCGATTAGTTACAAAAGAATTATGGGTTAATCATTTACAAGGAAAACAAAGTTTAGGAATTATACCAATCACAGACAACTCTACTTGTAGGTGGGGATGTATTGATATTGATGTGTATGAAGGGTTTGATCACAGCATATTAATTAAACAAATAGAAAAAAATAAATTACCTGTTGTTGTTTGCAGATCAAAGAGCGGCGGTGCACATATATTTATTTTTACTACTGAACCAATCTCTGCAAAATTAATGCGATTAAAACTTCATGAGTTTAGAGCTCTACTTAATTACGGCGATGCAGAAGTTTTTCCAAAACAAACAGAGCTAGATACAGAGAGAGGGGACACAGGTAACTTTTTAAACCTTCCTTACTTTGATGGGGATAGATCGGTGCGTTATGGTTTTAACGGAAAAGCTGAATCACTATCAGTAGATGAGTTTATAGATTTTGTTCAAACAAAAATAATTTCAGAGAAAGATTTAAAATCATTTAAGTTAAAAAAAAGAAAAACAAAAGAAGAGCCAGAGGGTTTACTAGCAGATGGTCCACCTTGTTTACAAGGCTTGGCTCAGGATAAAATTCAAAAAGGAATGCGTAATGAATGTATGTTTCAATATTCTGTTTATGCAAAAAAGAAATGGGCAAATGAAAACTGGCAGAGTAAGGTGCACAGTTTTAACACATTAGAAAACTTCACAGAAATTTTAGATTACAGAGAAACCGATACCGTTATCAAAGAACAAGAGAAAAAAGATTACGGATATAAATGTAAAACAGAACCATTTAAAGGACGATGTAATAGAACAGAATGCCGTGCTCGTAAATGGGGTATTGGTGATTTCTTTGAACCGCAGATTTCTGGTTTACAAAAATATGAAACAGATGATCCTCAATGGTATTTAAATTTTACAATTTATACTGATGAAGGAGAAGAGGTTAGACGAATTAAATGCAACACGGAAGAATTATTTGATCAAAGAAAATTTAGAAAAAAATGTATGGATGTTTTAACTGTGTTGCCTGATGCGATGGGGGGAGACGACTGGACTAAAAAACTACAGACGTTGATGGCTGATGCAGATGTAATTAAAATGGAAGAAGAAATATCTAAAGGTGGTCAGTTTGATCAACACTTAAAATCTTTCTTAACAGATCAAGGTATCTCTGATGATGTAAGAGATCTATTAGTTGGTAATCCTGTTCGTAAAAGAATCAATATTAAGAATGATGAAGATCAAACAGAAGAGATTGATGCTATCTTGTTTAATCCAAAAGATGTTGTTGATTATTGCACAAAGAAAAAATTTACAGCGCTAGATCAAACAAGAATGATATTAAGAATAAAAGAATCTTTTAAAGGAGATAGTCATAAACTTAGTGTCGATAATAATAAAAAATATGTTTGGTTTGTTCCTGATGATTTTCAAAAACCTAAAGATATTGAGATACCAGACATGAAGAAAGCAGAACCGTTTTGACCACTAAAAAAATATTCGGGCCCCCTGGCACAGGTAAGACACATACTCTTTTAAGTATTGTAGAAGAAGCTTTAGATAATGGAATAGAACCAAATAAAATTGGATATTTTTCTTTTACACAAAAAGCAGCGAAGGAAGCTATCTCGCGAGCCGTGGACCGTTTCCCACAATACGATAAAAAAGATTTTAAATATTTTAGAACGCTACATAGTTTAGCATACATAGAACTCGGTCTTGGAAATGATTCAATGATGGATGATGATGATTACAAAGAGCTCTCTGATAAATTAAATATAAAAGTTTCTAATCCTAATCAAAAACTAAAACAGTACGGAGTGAGCTGGCAAGATGATGCGTACTTACAGGTTTATGATTTATCGCGTATTAAACAAGTTAGTCTTGAACATCAGTTCATGCAACCTGACACACCGTTTTTAAAAGACGGAGAAATTAAATTAAGAAAAATTGCTCGGGGCTTTGAACAGTATAAAAAAGATAACAAATTCATGGACTTCACCGACATGATTATAGAGTACACAAAAAGAAAAGTAACTCCTCGTTTTGAAGTTTTAATTATTGATGAGGCGCAAGATCTTAGTAGCATTCAATGGGATCTGGTTGAACTACTATCACGTTCTTCTAAATCTGTTTACATTGCCGGGGATGATGACCAAGCAGTTTTTAAATGGGCGGGCGCAAGCCCAGAAAGATTTCTTAGATTAAAAGGTGAGCAAGTTATTTTAAATCAATCGTACCGTGTTCCGTTAGCCGTGCAAGAGAAAGCGGTAAACATTATAAATAGAATTCCTGAGAATGAACGTGTTATGAAAAATTGGAACCCTCGTGATTTTCAAGGACTTTATAAAAAACACAATTTTGTTTTCTTTAATAATTTTAATTTACATAATAATGATTGGTTAATTTTAGCCAGGACAAAATATCATTTAGATAACGTAGAAAAAGAATTAAAAAAAACAGGAGTCTTTTATTCTCGTTATGATAAAAAATCTATTTCTGATCGACTATTAAATGCGATTATTTCATGGACTGATATTTCAAGAGGAAAATCAGTGTCTCTAAAATCAGTAAAAGATATGTATAGCTACATGAAAGTAGACGAAGATGTTGCGCACGGGTTTAAAACAATGCCTAGAGCATCAGATACAGCGCAATACACCTATGAAGATTTAAAAAATAACTATGGATTACTCGCAAAAAAAGATATGATATGGCGAGAATCAATGTCTGACATATCAGACAGTAAAGCACAGTACGTAAAAAAAATGTTGGAGAATAAACAAAACTTAAAAAAAGATCCTGATGTACGCCTCTCTACTATACATGCTTCAAAAGGTGGGCAAGCATCAAACGTGTTGTTATTTTCTGACACGTCTTCAAAAGCAGACGAAGCTTACAGACGAAATAAAAGTGATGAAAGAAGAGTTTTTTATGTAGGAATGACAAGAGCAAAAGAACAACTGCACGTAGTTCGTTCAGAAACAATGTATGAGTTTGGAGAATTGTTTTGGAGTTAAAAGAATTTAAAAAACATACAAGAACAACTCTGCGCGGTGTTCAAGAATGCCTATATAAACTGCCCCAACTTAAACGCCCTGATGTTGAGCGCTATCTAAAACTGGCGGTATTAGATTTGCAACTTGTGCTTAATGAGATACGAGCGTTGGAAAGTAAATATGGCGAAGAAAAAAAGAAGTAAAAGCACTTTACAAATTCCATTTCCGGAATTTAATTTTAAAAGAGAATTAGATTGGGCTCCTCCAGAAACTCTGCCTGATTTGTCTGACGCAAAAGAAATAGCGATAGATTTAGAAACTAAAGACAATGGGTTAGGTACAGGCGTTGGTCCTGGTTGGGCTACTAAAAATGGATACCCAATAGGTATAGCCGTAGCCGTTGAAGGATGGAAAGGGTATTTTCCTATTGCTCATGAAGGTGGCGGTAACATGGATAAGAATTTAGTTCTTCGTTACATGAAAGAAATTTTAAAACTACCTTGCGATAAAGTTTTTCACAATGCTATTTATGATGTTGGTTGGATGCATGCTTTAGATTTGCAAGTAAATGGTCGTATCATAGACACATTGATTGCCGCTCCATTAGTTGATGAAAACAGATATCGTTACACTCTTGATGATTTAGGAAAAGAATATGTTGGAGAAAAAAAATCACAACATGATTTATACGAGGCCGCAAAAGAATGGGGGGTAAATCCAAAAACAGAAATGTGGAGACTTCCTCCAATGTACGTTGGCCCTTATGCTGAACAAGATGCGGCTCTGACGTTGAAACTATGGGGCGCTTTAAAAACAAAAATTATACAAGATGATTTATTAGATGTTTTTAAATTGGAGTCTGACTTATTCCCTGTATTATTTGAAATGAAAAAACAAGGAGTACGCATTGACTTGGATAAAGCTGAAGCTACAAAAAAAGATTTGTATAAACAAGAGCAAGGAATTCTTAAAAAGATTCATGACATCTCTGGCATGCATGTTGATATATGGGCAGCAGCTTCTGTTGCAAAAGCTTTTGATGCTCAAGGAATTGAGTATGATAAAACTGAAAAAACAAAACAAGCAAAATTGGATAAAGAGTTTTTGGTATCTCATCCTAGTGATTTGGCTAGGTTGGTTGTTAGGGCTCGTGAGATTAATAAAGCGAGAACCACCTTCATCGATAGTATACTCAAGCATTCGCACAGAGGGAGGATTTTCGCTGAAGTTAACCAAATGCGTAACGAGCAAGGAGGAACTATATCGGGACGTCTTTCCATGCAGAATCCAAACTTACAACAAATCCCGGCAAGAGATGAAGAAATAGGTCCATTAATTAGAAGTTTATTTATTCCTGAAGAAGGAACGACGTGGGGTTGTTTTGATTATTCGCAACAGGAACCGCGATTGTTAGTTCATTATGCATCTGTCTTAAAACAAGAAGGTTCTGAAACATTAGTAAATGGATACCGTGAGGGTGACATAGACTTTCATCAAGTGGTTGCAGATATGGCGGGCATAAAACGTAAGCAAGCTAAAACAATTAATCTTGGTATGATGTATGGTATGGGTAAAGCAAAACTAGCTGATCAATTAAATTTAAGTTTAAGGGAGGCGGAAGAACTCTTTACTAAATATCATTCTAATGTTCCTTTTGTTCGAGCAATTAGTAAACGGGCAATGAAACTAGCGGGGGACAGAGGATATATTAGAACGTTAAAAGGTCGTAAGTGTCGTTTTGATTTATGGGAACCTTTAGAATTCGGTGCGGGCTTGCCTTTACCAAGAAATGAAGCCGCCGCTAAGTATGGTGGATTTAGTCAGTTAAAAAGAGGTTGGACATACAAAGCGTTAAACAGATTAATACAAGGAGGTTCAGCTGATCAAACAAAACAAGCAATGGTGTCTTTGTATGATGAAGGATTTTTACCTATGATACAAGTTCATGATGAAGTTGATATTTCTGTAGAGAATGAAAAACAAGCAGAAAAGATAAAAGAAATCATGCAAACATGCGTGGAATTAAATGTTCCTAGTGTAGTTGATTATGAAAAAGGTGCATCGTGGGGCGAGATCAAATAGTAGATAAACGTTGCACGCGTTGTAATACGTATAAACGTTTGGAAGAGTTTGATAGAAAAAAAGAAAACAAAACAAATGGTCGTAAGTCTTGGTGTAAAGTTTGTGCAAGCAGACACAACAAAACGCGTTGGACTAATGGAAAAGGTGACAAAGATAAAGCTACCATAAGTGCAGATCCACGTAAGTTTTTTAATCATTGGTTAAAAGATGTGCAAAATCCTAAAAGTAAAAATAGGCATCCCGTTGATCCTAGTCTAACCGTTGACGATTTATTAAATCTATTTGAAAAACAAGATTATAGATGTGCTAAAACAGGAGTGTTGCTTACACATCTAAAAGGGCAAAGAAAAGTCAACACTAACGTATCTATTGACAGGATTGATAACAATTTAAAATTATATACTTTAAGTAATATTCAACTAGTTTGTTATAGATATAACCTTATGAAGGGCGATATGACGGAAAAAGAACTTGATAAGTGGTGTAGAATAATTCTATTCTCTCCAGATGATTAAAACTTTTATATTGGTAGTAAGCTTATGGGGCTACAATGGTAGCGCTTGGGTGTACACCGGTAATCAAATGGTGCTTAAAGAACCAATGCCTAAAGAACAATGTGAAACAATTGCTAGTAATTGGCAAAAGTTTGAAATGAATAAATATTTTCGTTTTTCTATTGAGTGTATAGAAGATATTAGAAAAGAAACTTAATCAATAGCTTGGTCTATTTTGTCATTAATAGCTACAACATTCGCTTCAATGACCGAGAGCCGTGCATCGATACGCAACATATCTAAATCTTTTATCTTACTTTCATTAGCAAAAACTCTATTCACTAACATTCCGTAACTATAGATTACAGTTACACCTGCGATTAGTATTGCAGTAATATTAATTTTAGATCTCATACATTATGCCTGCGTTATTTGGATCTAAACTAAGTGTAAGACTGCCTGGCAAATTAAACGGCGTTTCTGTTGTGTATCTTAATGACTTGTTGCCTATGTCTACATCTAATCCTTTATTATCATCAAGCTTTCTAAACCCTTGAACAATTGGATTGTCATCTAAACCAAAAGCGCCAATCCCGTCTTGAAAATTACCAAATAGGTTTCCTAAATTAAGATTATTTGATTGATTTGGTGAAACAGCTCCTTGATCAATAAGAAGACCCAACCCATCATTTAAACTACCGGCGTTTATGAGTCTATATTCACCACTATTAACAGCATCTTCTACATTTGAAGCAACATTGAAATCACCCTCATTTGAGAAAATACCAGAGCCCTCAGCTGCTGCCATGTTTTGCTCATCTAATGGATATCTTAACGCTGGCATGATACCATCTCCGCTATATGGAATGGGTTTATCTTCCATACCAAACATTTTCTTTATTGCTTGTACAGCGAATGGTCCTTGTTGCGCTGCTGTTTCTACAGGATACATTCTTTTCATTTCTCCTGGAAACTGATTTTGAAGTCTCTTGGTAGGGTTTAAAAAATCTCTGTCTATAACGCTTTGACGTAACTCGCCTCCTTTTGTCGTAAGAACAGGACCGCCTGAACTTGTTCTTATATTTCCTTGTACTGTTAGTTCGTCATCGCCCCCAAAAACCTGTTGTTTAACAGTGTTCATAGCAAGATCTTTAACAAACTTTTTTTGTCTTGATCTTAAATCTTTTGCCTGATCTGTATCACCGCTTGCAATAGCTTTGTTAATTCTTCTATCTAAACTACCAATACTTTGCTTAAGATTATCAGTCTTCTGTTGATAAGACTTACCATAACCTCCACCAGTTTTTGCTAAATAATCACCTCTTGCCATTATAATATCCCTTTACCACTTTTACCAAATTTCGTTGGAACATCAAGCGCCTTATATAATTCCTCACGAACTTGAGGGTTTGTTCCAAATATTGGAACTGATTTTACTAGTTCTCTTATTAGCTTTTCTTTTTCCCCATCCGTCATTAAATCTCTTACGCCTTCTAAATAACTAATTAATCGGTGAACTATAGGGCCCATTAAGGCTTCTACTGGTCCGGATCCATACTTTTCTGCTCTAGCAGAGTCTAATAACAATTGTATTGGACCAAGAAAACCTGTTCTTTCCACCGCTCTAAATATATATTCTAGATCATCTTCGTTTTTTCGACGTGGATTTCCTTTTGCTCCATACTGTATTGCTTCACGTAGTTCATTACCAAGAGCAGCGGCTATAACCATAATTGCTCCAACAGCAAAGTACCGTGATCCGTTTTTCATGCCATTGTAAAAACCACTTTGAAAAGTATCTCTAATCCATCTTTTTAATACGGTGTTAGAAAATGTTATTTGAAATCCTTTTAATTGTCCGAGAATAGCTAAATGAGGATCAGACATCCACATAGGTCGTTGCGTTGCACGCGGATTCATTACTACTTCATTGACATATCTAACTCCACCAAGACGAACTTGATTTTGAAAAAAATCTGTAGCTTGATAGGCTTCTTTGTTACCGCTTTTATATATATCACTATTAACAAAACTAACGGCATCGTTTGGATCAACACCAAGTTCTCTTAACTGTTCTGTTTTATTTTTAAATCTACCTGTTTGTGGTAGATCTTCTACACGTGCCACTCCTCTTTTTTGCATGTTGCGTGCAAGAAATTGAGCATTACCAAAAATTAATCCTTGCGATGCTTGATAAGCAAGAGATCTATTAAACCTTGTAAATTGTGATAAAAAATTTAATCGAAAAAACTTTTCTGTTATTTTATTTGTATCCTGTCCTCCGCCGAATGCATCTGTTTGTCGTTCGATAACAGAGGCTTCCAATCCAAGACCAATGTTAGCGATTGCTTGATCTACTTCATCACGTGGATATCTAGGAAACACACTACGTATCGCACCTTTTAATCCACTAACAATAGACTTTGCAATTGCTTTAGGTCCCGCGCCTCCTCTACCAAGAACCAAGAAAGGTTCACTAAAAGAAGATATAGTTGCAAATGGTAACGTTAAAACATACCCGTAAGTAATTAAAGCAGAGTTAAGTTTTCTAAAAAAACTACTTTGAATAGGTCTATATTGTTTTTGTAAGGCTTTACCAACATCAATCATTCGTTGTTTTTCTGCTTCTGTCATTGGAACACCAGCGTCTCTTGTTTCAGCGGCTATGTTTGCTAAAGCCGCATCCATAAGCTCTCCTTCTTTTCCAAAAGTTTTTGCATACTCAACACGACGAATAACAGCGTCTCTATATCGATGCGCTGTGTCGATAACATTTGCATTAATAAAAGGAGCTAGTTTTTCAGTAGGTATATCTTTTAATTCTCTTTTCTTTTCTATTGGCCCTGCTTTTACAGTAGGTTGCTGTCCAATGTTTGCATCTTTTAAAGCAATAGTAAAACCTTTATTGTCTACAATATTATCTCTAATATTTACAGCGGCCTCTCTGCTAAAACCTTCGCTCTGAAGCATTTGAATAAACTGTTCATTAAATTTAGGATTGTTTTGTAGTTTTTGATATTGATACATTGTTGGGTAGTATCCTTGAACATATCCTGGATCAAAACCTACTTTCTGTCCTTTAAACGTTCCTCCTTTTCCATCATTAATATCCAAAACATATTCTGCTTCTCTAGCATATTTAATTATATCATCATAAAATTTACGCAGTTGTAAAGCAGCTTTTCTTACTTTTGGATTAGAAACAGTGGCTTCATTTATTATTGGTTGATTAACAGCTAACAAAAGCTCCCTGTTTGTTTGTGCCGTAATAGCACCCGTGAAAGGAAAACGAACTGATTTTGAAACAATATCAATTGCTTTTTGTAAAGGAACACTAAACTTACCTGCATTTAAAAATATACGTTCATCAATTGTAGCGCCCTGTACTTCTTCTTTAGAGATACGTGTTTTTTCTCTTCCTTTAGCACCTTCAAATGCTGCCCCTCCATCATAATAAGCCATTTGCTGTCTTACTTTTTTTGCTGTTTCAGATCTCATTGCTAAATCATCAAGAGCAGATACAGACTTTCCAACAGTCTTATCAAGAACTTGATCTTTAAACTCACCTAAACCTTTTTTAAATTTATATAATCTAGAAGTAGGAACAGGTTCTGTGCCAAGAACATCAATCTCATTTCCTTCTTCGTCTTTAATTGTTTTAAAATATCGTACTTGCGCGGGCCCTCTTCCGTAATAGTTAGAAGAAAAAGGTTTACCTCCCAATTCATACACACGGCGAACCGTGTCCCGTGCTGGTTTATCCACGTATAAATTTATTTCTGCATCTCTTACTCTTAAGAAATCTTGTTCATTTTTTATATTTTGTTGTTCTTCCGGCGTTGCTAATTTTTTAAATGTTTTATAATCAGGGTATTTAATAGCGGTTCCTGAGTTATCGGGGAAGTTACGAAGACCAGAATCTCCGGCTCTATCTAATATAGGACCTACAGTGCTTGTGATAGCCGAATAAACACCACCACCAAACATACCTTGAATACCTGCATTAATAACATCACTTTTAAATTTTTCTCCAGATACTTTACCCCCTGTTACTTTTTCTGCATCTTTAATAAATAATGCTTCTTGTGCACCTTCTGTAGCTCCCTCTAAAGCTACTGCGGTAGCCATGTTACCTCCTACTTTAAGAACTGTGTCAAAAGCTTTTGACGCTACGTTTTTATCAACGTCAAATGTTTTAGCTATTTCGTCAACGGCTTTTGTTTTACCTATTCTTTTTAAAGCTGGTTCAAGAGGTCTTAGAATAGGGACAATACTTACAACGTCAAAAGCACCTGCAACTAAACCTGTCTTAAGAGCCTGTACAGGATCAGAAAAATCTTCATTGTTTGCTAACTCTTTTTGTTTACGAACAGCTTCACCTGTGTTTACAAAAGAAGAAGGTAAAAATCCACCAAGAAGAGTTAACGCTGTCCTGCCAGCAAAAGTTGCTGGTGTAAGACCGGCTAATGCAAAAGCAACTCGTGTTGCTAAGGCGCCCGTTGTTCCTGGAATTAAAGAGGGTAAAGCCTGACCAATCATATTAGCAACCCAAGGTCCTATATCTTCCGCGTCAGTTACGTCTTCTATGCGAGAAACTTTAGCATTTCCCACATTAGCTGCTTCAATTCTATTTTTCATTGATACGGAGTCCCCGTATTGTTCTATGTCATCGCTGCCGAACAACTGACCCATAACACTAATTGCATCACCGGTAACTGCTTGAAGATTATTAAAACTTCTTTTGACACCTTTACTAAACTCGTTTCCTGGTTCATCGGAAGGTATTATATCGCTCGATATACCTATAGATGAAAGAAAATCGTCATCAAATCCTGTGTTTAAATCTATTCCTGAAAGAAGATTATCTTCTGTTTGAGAAGTTGCTCCAGGAAGTTCTACACCTATCTCTGAAAGAAAATCTTCAGCCATTTATAGTATCCCAGAAAAATCTGCCTTTATTCCTTTTTTCTCAAGCTCTGCTTTTATTCTAGCTACAGCAGCTTCTTTGCTTAAATTAAATTTACTCATGGCCGCACTAACTATAGCGTCTGTTATTGGAAGAGTAGCTCCTTTAAACCCTGTTATTTGATCTTTGCCTGTGTCTTTAAAACCAAACCACGCAGTAATATCTTGAAGCTCTGGAACTAATGTTTTGTCTACTTCATTAATTGCTTCTAAAGCTAACATGTCACCATCCGGTACTGTCTCACCCGCATTGTAATACCCGTTTGCTAAAGATTGCATTTTATTTCTAACTGCCGTTATGTATCTCGCATCTAAACTATCTAAGTTTTCAGTGGTTAAATTATCAGGGTCTATGGATCTGTTAAAGTTTGTGCTGAGTGTGCTTAATATAGTACCATTTAACAAATCTTTATCTCCTAAATCGTATTTAGTTTGTTTGGTAATTTTATTACCTGCTTTTATTTCTTCTTTTAATAAATCCATTTTTCCTGAGAGAAGAACTTTAAATATCTCACCACGTAATTTTTGTTGCGCTGCTTTTGTTTTGTAACGTTCGTTAATTTCATTTTTAACATATTGTCCTGCAGTTTGAATTGCTGCATCAAGAGGTTTGCCTGGAGTTTGCGCTAGTTGTAATCCGTAGTAAATCATTTTAAGAGCATCCGAGTCGGGGTTTTCAACAGCGCCTAAATTGTATCCTGATTCTTTTAAAGCATTTCCAATGATCTCACTAAATCCTGAAGACATACTTTCACTGACTACTGCTTTACCCGCACCGTCTGATGTTGCGCCCGCTTCTCCAGTTGCTTCTGCAACTGCCGCCGCATCACTAGCTACTGCATCATCTGTTGATATAGTACCAGTAACGTTTTCTTTATTTTCTGAAGCAACAATTTCTTTTTGTTCTTCTTCAACTTTTGAATTAACCTTTTCACCTAATATACGAAGCTGATCATTTTTTTCATTCATCAACTTTTGAAATTCTTCTTTTGATATTTCATTGTTTTGATATCGTTGTAAAATAGTATCCATTTCAGTTTTAATTTTATCTGCATCTGATATTACTTTTTGTTTTTCTGTAAGGCTTGTGTTCTTTACATTGTTCACTGAGTCTTTGACAAAATTTATACTGTTATCAAGAGCGTCTTTTGTTCCAACTAAAAAATTACTCATAGTAGGATTTTGAGAATATTTATCATAGAGCTTTTGATCTGCTTCACTTAATGACTGATAATTAGAACCTAAAATTCTTTTTATATTTTCTACCTCGTCGCCGGCTGCTTTTGTTTTAGTATTAATATCATTTATCATCTTCTGCCATTGAGCGAGCGGATTTCGTATGTTTCCTTTTTCGTCTTTATCGATAGAGTCTACTACGCCCTCTACAAGAAATTTACCCAACTCTCCTTCTTTAGACGCTTGTGCAAAACCAGAATCTGCAAGAGAATCAATTTTAAACGGTGTTGCGCCTGGTCTGATATCAACTCCTGTTATCGTGTTAAAAGCATCATAAAAATCATTAACAGAATCTTCAGAGGGAGCCATATTTGCAATTACTCCTCTTGTAAAATCAACTGCTTCTTCAAGAGTTTCTCCTCCTACTTTTGCTGCTGTATTTAATGTTATTAAAGCACCATCTATTAATTTTTTATTCGTGCTTTTTACACCTTCAGCAAAAGCTTCGGCTCCCGCTTCTGTGTTAAGAGAATCAAATACATCTACAATAGCTTGAGAATCTTCTTGTATTTTTTCATCAATTGTTTTCCCGTCATCCATAAGACTCGGTGTTCCCATAATTAATGATGCAAAATTAGGAGTTTTAACCTCTGATTTTTCTTCTACTGTGCCACCTTCTGTTGTCACTGTTTCAGGAGATCCTTCAATTGCTGCAATGCCATCTTCTGAACCTTCTGAACCTTCTGTTACTTCTGCTCCTTCTCTTAAAAGAGAATCAATAACAGGTTGTTGTCTTTGACTAGGATCAGATGCCGCTGCTGCCATAATACCTGCAATCTGTTCCTGTGTTCCTTGATCAATTATAGATTGATATGCGTTGCCTTCAGGAACATTGTCTCCCGTAAATCCCATAGATTGAACTCCTGGAAAACCTGTTTGATCTGCAATACCTAATATGCCTTCTTTATTATCGGGATAGAACATAAACTTTAGAGGATCGCCGCCATCTTCTCCTGGAAAGAAACCTTTTTCATTCATTAATTTAGTTGCTTCAATCGCTCTTAAAAAACTCTCTGTATCTGTAGGTTGTCCAGATTGATCAAAACCACCTTGATAGAAATTCATTATCTGTTCTATAGTAGGAACGTACACACCAGATTGTGCCTTAATAGGCTGTTGAAACATTTTTCTGTTAAGAGGATTGTTTGGTCTTACTGCTCCACCGTCTGCCATCTTACGAGTTTTATAAAAAGACTCTACTTCATCAACAAATTTTATTAACTCTTCCTGATATGTTGTATCGTTTTGATCTGCTTTTCGTTGTATAAATTCAATTAGTTTTGGATCGTCGTAAGAAAACTCACCTTGGCCAAATGTTTTACCTTCTTCTTTTGGATTTATTGTTGATATTATTCCTGTCATACTAACCAAACAACCTACTTAATCCCAATGCACCAATACCAAGACCAGCGATTTGAGATAATGGATTTACAGGAGGCGCTTGATCACCATAAGTAATACTAGAATAACTAGAAGGCTGACCTGTAAGTATATCGCTAGCAAAACCAAGTCTAGTGAATGGTTCCATTTCTTGTTGCTCTGCAGTTTTTCTCGCAGCATCAAGACCCGCTTGAGAAATTTGTTGTTGTAGTCCACCAATACCAAGAAGAGAACTAGCATCTGTTAATCCCGCGCGTTGAAAATCTAATCCAAGACCCGCTTGTCCAGCGCCTAGTGTACCTAATCCTTGACCTAGTTGCCCGAACCGTGAACCGATAGCCCCGAGACCTTGTCCGGCCATTAGTTGTCGTTGCTTATCTCTTTGAGCGTTTGCTAAAGCTTGATTGAAACCTGATTGTTGCGCTTGACCAATTTGTCGTAAAGTTCCTTCATCTATGCCTGCTTCAACAACACCTAAACGTGAACCGCCAAACGCGCCCGCTTGTTGCGCTTTTGAAGCTGCTTGTGTTTTCATGATGTCACCTTGTCTTTTTATTTCATCAGTGACCGCTGCTTGATATGGATTAAAATACTGACTTATATCTTGCCCTGTAATTCCTGTAGCGCCCTGACCCAACATCTGTGCACCTTGTGCAAAAAAAGGAGTTCCAGCTAACGCCGCACCGACACCACTTTGTAATGTTCCCTGTGCTTGTTGTAAGAAAGGAGCAAAGCCTCCCAATCCTTGACGTGTTCTTTGAAAAGCATCTATCTGATCTTGGTTTAGTCCAGCAATGCTGTATTGTGGTACTTGTCTAGAAACACCCGCTCTACCAAAACGACGTAAATTAAAATCTTCTAAGCCCTCAGTAAACTCTCCTGTATTAGGGTCTTTTCTTCTCTCTGCGTTTGGATCACCAAATACACTTGCAAGAAGCTGTTCACTTCTCTCTTCTATATAGGGTGCTTGTCTTACGAATGTCTCAGCCATTATGCGTTACCTCTTGATTGCGGTGACAGTTTACCACCTTTTTCTAAATAATCCATCATTTCATACATAGGCTTCGCACCTCCTGCATTTTTCACAGCCTTTGCTGTAACGACAAATTCACCATTGCTTAAGTATGCGGGTATACTATCACTTGTTCCTGTTCCAGGACCGTTTAACATTCCTTGAGCTCTTGGTGCGTTTTCAGGAAAACCACCTTTAGCCAACATAGCAATACCTTCCATTTTCTTTAATCCGTTAACTGGTTCGTTCACCATACCACCTTGAGCAACTTGTAAAGGATTAACAATGTTTGATCCAGCAAAATACGAAGGAGCAAAATTAAGTGATGCTAGTTGTCCAAAATCTCCTGGATAAACATTTGTATCTACATATTCTTCTTCATCTTCTCCGCCCATGAATGCATTGAAAAGTTGCGGTGCTTGCTGTGCTAACATAAGACCAGCTAACACTCTTGATTTGCTATATCCTTTTGTCGGATCGCCCCCTTCTCTAAAAAGATTTGACACTGTTTCAAAAATTCCTTTTTTTGTTTCTGGTGTGTTGATTACTTTTCCTGCCGTTTGTCCTAGTTCTGCAGCATTTGAACCGTCAAAAACTTGTTGACTTGTATTTGTAAATTGAGGTGCTGCTCCTTTAAACAACGTACCTAAACCACCTTCTTGAATACCTTTAAATATAGAACTTCCTAAAGATCTACCACCCGCTTGATTTCCTAAATTAAATGCTTGCGTTCCTTTACCAAGTCCCGCTAATCCTCCAGCCATAATACCTGACATTAACGCTTGCCTTGGATCTTGTCCTCCTATCAAACCACCCGCTGTTCCTGCCGCTCCTACTAATAAAGGACCTGCACCAGGAATAAATGATGCCGCTATAGGTAAAAGAACAGGTGCTGCTTTTTTTATTTTTTTAAATAACTTTTTAAGAAAAAATTCTGGTTGACCTGTGACTGGATTAATTGAGTTAAGATTACTACCAACAATATACTCAGCCGGATTAATACCGAGTTTTGCCATAGAGGAAAACACTTGATCTCGAAGTTCTGGGTTTTTATCAAAAACCTCCATCGGAATGATGGTTTCACCTGTTGCTACATGAGCAATAGTGTCATCTTCAAAACGTCCTAATTCGCGTAAAGCTCCGACAGCGTCTTGAAAATTAGCCAATCCGCCTTGTTGTAGTTTCAATTTTTTCATTAATCTCCTAATAGTGCATCTTATAAATGTAGCAAGAAGGCGAAACTTGAAACTTAAGCCAATTTAATCCTATATTTATAGGCAAATAATTGCTATATGACAATAGATATTTATGCAAAGAAAGGGAAAGCATGGCTAAAAAGAAACAAGAAGCAGAACAAGTCTTACAGTTTGATACAATAAGACCTTTTGGTCCTACAATAATGAGAGGCAGAATGCCTGACTTCATTACTAAAATGCTTGATGATAAAGCAACAGAGATGTTGACTGATAAGAAATTATCTAAAGAGTTTGATCATTCAGGTAACTTAGCAGGTAATGTTAAACAAGAAGTTCGTTTTCCACAAGACTGGATGAACACCGAAGAGTTTATGCCGATGGTACAACTAATGGGTGAGATGGTTAAGAATTATATTTCTATACCACCAGCAAGTGAAACAATTAGACCAGAGTTTGTAGGTAAGATGGTCATTGAATCTATGTGGTCCGTGAGCCAATGGGC